GCCAGTTACAGTAGGATCCCAGTCAGCAGGTACGTAGTTAATTGTAACTTCTAGTGTAGGAGCATCAGCCTGACCTTGAATCTGGCTTGAGTTCTTTTGACCATATACAGGTACGTTAACAACGTTAGCGGGAGTACCAATCTGAGGGAATTCGCGAACGTTCTTGATTTCCTTAACAGTGGTTTGTGTTGAAGCAAACTTGCTAACTAGTTCAGCAGTTGTGTCAACAGTAGTGATATCAGTAATAGGGGTGGTGTTTACTACTAGAGCAGAGTAGATACCAGCGCCAAGTGAAGAAATGTGTGCCATTTTATTTAATCTCCATACGATTTAAATGTTATTGAGTAATCACCGCGATATAGTGTATTATCAGCGGGATCGAGACCTAAAGTAGCTAATGTACTTGGTCCAAATTGTGTTCCATTTGTTAAAGTCTTACCTTCGAAAAAGGAATCGAGTGTGTCTGCAATTGAGTAGAGTGTTTTATCTCCATCACCTGCTTTGACAAAGACTGAAAGAATTAAAAGTCCAGAAAATGACTTTTTGAAACCATGGGCTTCTAAGTTAGCTTTACCTGTTAAAATACTAACTCTGATAAATGGTTTAGTCGTGTCAATTTTACCTGCATAGTTAGTTGGATAGGCTTTATAGCCAGTTAACTTCCATGCATTTGAGTTAAAAACTCCATAGATATCATCTTTTAATGCGGTATACATATTATCCTCCTGATAATGAGAGAACAACAATGAATGCATCTCGTGACACTACGCTACAATTGTAAGTAACGTCATCGATAGTAACCTGTGAATATCTATCAAAAACAATTTCTGGATCATTTCTGATTGTTAATGTGACTGTAGTAATTACGCTACCATCTGCATACCTCTTAGAACTACCCAAAAAGCCAAATGTAGAATAACTATCCTCGTCTTGTACTGTTTCTCCAGTACCAAAATCAAAATCACTAACAAGTCTGTTGTCAAAAGTAGCTGAAACTGAAAGATCTTTTAGCTTCTCAAAAGCCTTGTCTACAGATCGTTTTACTTTTGTTTTGAGAGACATTAGTTAGCCCTCCACCATGAACGTGAATTAGCGCCCTCTACAAGAAGAGGCTTAATTAGCTTACGAGCTAAATTAGGCACAACGGGTGTACGTGCTACATCGGAATTACTGTCTTTAAGAGTAATAGTACCAACAGTAATTTCTTCAAACGTTTGTGATTGACCGTCTAATAAGTTCTCATTAACCAGAAGATGATATGCTAACTCATAAGTCGCCCTTTTGAGTCTTGTAGGATATTCATCTTCTGGAATCTCAACCCATAGATTTAATCTAGGTTCGAAATACACAGCCCCACTACGAGGCCATGCAAGACTTTGATCGGAACTGACAGCAACACCAATGAATTGATTTTCGTCAAGAATCAGAGTTGCCGTGACTAATGCGCTCTCCTTGTCTTCATCATCTACATTGTGCCATGCAGATGAGTCGAGTCTTGTTTCAAAGTACTCTTCAGCTTCGTCAGGAGACACATAACAATTAATACCTTGTTCTAGTGCCATCAGTTCCTCCTAATGGATTATGCGTGGAGAATAGGTAGTACGCTTAGGTTTAGAGCGTTCATCTTACGTGCCCATGAACCAGCAGTACCGTAGGCAGCGTTGGTAGCAAAGGCGCTTGTTGAACCAGCCCAGTCGTAACCAGCGGGATGCATTACGAAACCGTAACGATACCAAACGTTGGTTGAACCACCACCAGTGTATGAAGCAGCATCACGCTCAACTTCAACAGGAGTAGGTACAGCGATGGGTGAGAAGCTAATAGCACCAGGCTTAACGATGAATGTAGTCTTGGTAGACTGGTCATTTACGTTAGCGCTAGCAGCTAGGTTACCTTGAGCTACACGGCTGAGGATTAGACGGAACTTGCCACCAAATACAGTTTGGAAAGTTAGGTTACCGTCAGTAACTGTAGTAGTGTCTACTAGGTTAGCAGCACGTAGTTCAGCTAGTTGCTCAGGTGAAGTGATCATGTACATGAAATCAGGCTCATAGTCCTTGAAAGCCATACCAATGGCCTTGAATAGACGCTCACCACGGGCAGCGCCGATAGCGGTAGCATCAAATAGTTTACGAGCATCGCTTGAACCAGTAGCGGCGGCACCGAAGGTACCAGCAGCGTTGATGTCTACGAATAGACCAGTGCTACCATTGTCGGCATCACTGTCAAATGAAACCATACCAGCGCCACGACCTACTTCGTAAGCGGCTACGCCCTTTAGGATGGCTACTAGAGCATCAGACTCGTCTTGTGAACGAACTTCAGCAAAGTCACGAGCAATTTTGGCTAGAC